AGAACTTCATAAGTTCAGTGAAGTTAAAGGTAATATAAGCGAGAAACCTTAGGCAACAAGCTATGCAAGTCGTCGACTTACAAAACATTGAACACCTCTCGGTCGCCGATCGCGACTATCTCTCCAACATCTTTGAAACTCTACTTGAAGTCTGTTATTGTTACGGCCTGAATAAAGGTCCGTATATTAGCAAACTCAAGACTAAGTTTATACGATATTGGGGTGATCTTGTTTCTCTGGATCCTCTTTGGAATCACGTCGAAAAGGACGTGAATGGAAAAACCATTGTGGGATCATACAATGTGAAGTGCCTCATGACATTAACGAAGTATAAAATGTGTGCGTTCTTTTCCTATATGACGCGTACTGAACTTCCTAAATGTCCTGATTACTGGGCTCAAGATAGCCCTGGCGTACTTATAGGTGGAGTTATTAATCGTTGGATTCGCCATTTTGAAAAGATGGCTTGGAGTACGCATGGAAATGAGGCGAGTGACTTTATTGCGCTTACTCATAAGCAATTTTTATTTTCTTTTTGTCAAGCTGTTAAGATGTCAAAACGGCAAATGCCGCGGGCTGATATTCCAATGGTTTGGCGTAGTATGGTAGGGACATATCAGAAGCTTACAACTGCTCCTGTTGTTCCTCCTTTTCCTGATCCATTTCTTTTGCCGACCGAGCTCTTCTATGAGTCACGTGTTGCTGAGGATGGTACTGAGAATACTTACGTCGAATTATTGAAGTTTTATACCCGGAAAATGATGTCTGGCTTGGATATGAGTAAGTTACATTCCCTGAAAATGCATCCGTTTGCGCCAAGTCGGAGCGCAACTTTTATTCATTCCCGGTCCGAATTTGGACAGGCCGGTGAGATTGCATTATTTGGTGGAACTGGAAATGTGGCTGAGGTCTTTGGGAAGATTGATGTCGCGTGTAACTGGTCTGCTGACTTCTTGTCGGCTACTATGACTTGTGAGGTGAACCTCGCAAGGGCTCGTGCTGCTTATAACTACTCAATGAGTCATTGTTTTGATGGCTATCGAGCGCAGTGTCGAGAATACATGCCTGATACGACTGATGGCGAGAGTTTTTGCTATCGGCCTGTTTCAATCTTAGCTCCCATCCCCGAGCCGTTGAAGGTCCGTAACGTATCGAAAGGTCCTGGTGAGGTTCCCGAATTTCTTAAACCTGACCAAGATGCCATGATTGGGCATATAGGACTTTACAACTGTTGTTGTGTTGGTAGGAAAGAATCACCGCAAGAAATGCGCAGAGCGCTTGGCGGTGTAATTTCTGATGATGAGTACTACCTTTCCGTCGATTACGAGGACTCTACGAACAATCTACGTCGTGAATTTTCAAAAATTATCTCTGAAGAGATCTTCTCCTGCTGTAATGTTGACCCAATTGCTCAGGTCATGTGGGCGGAGACCCTCTACGGTGGAAGTGTTACCTTGCCTTCCGTTCCGAAGGGGGATTTACGAGATTGTTCTTTTCCAAATGAACTGATGGAGCAAATCAACCAATGTGAACCTGCTCGCATGAAAAGGGGACAGTTAATGGGAAATATTGTTTCTTTTCCTATTCTCTGCCTCGCGAACGGTTTTTGCTTATGGCTTTCTCGAATGGTTTCAACAGGCACCTATTGTGATCCGCGATATGAAAAATATGTCGTGAATGGTGATGATGGTGTTGTTCGTGTTAACCAGGCTGGTTATGAATTCTGGAAGCTTTTATCCTCTTGGATGGGGT